CTTCTATTGATATGCCACCTCCTATTTCTTTTCCTTCTGTATGTATGGGGGAAGAAACCTGTGAGGCTAGGAAGAATGCAGAAACGCTATCTTCTATGGGCTACAAAGATGCTGGCCTTGTCGTCATGTGTTCTGATGCAGACATCCGAGATGTTTTGGAGGAAGAATGCGGATCAGATGTATTGCAGTATCCTTAATATGGCTAGGGTCTATAGGATATGCACAAGATATTAACGGTGACCTGAATACCAATATTGGTGATGGGTCTAACGTAGATAGTAACAATAATACCAACGCAGAAACCAACAACTACAACTCAGGGCCTCCGGGCGCTATGTCCAATCCAGTACCTACCGCAATGGCTCCCACTATGATGGGTGGCGGTGGTAACGATAGTTGCCTTATTCCTACAAGCTCTGGTTTTCAGATAAGTCTATTCGGGATAGCGCAAGGTACGATGGCTCAAGATATTGAGTGTAATCGTAGGAAAGATTCAAGGCTCTTAGGAGCGCCTCAGCAAGTAGGAGGACTAGGACTACAGGTAGCTGGTATATCTAGAATGTGTGGTGACAAAAACGTATTCCGGGCAATGGCTTTAGCGAATACTCCCTGCCCAATAACAGACCTCGACACAGGTCGGTTACTTATAGGTAGGGATGCTTTTGAGAAATATAGAGATAATCCTGAAATTTTTATTGTGGGTTACTCTGAAGATCAAAACTTTTGGATACAACTTTTAAAGATAGGTGAAAAGCTAGATGAACTACCTCAAAACGAAAATAGTATTAGCCTGTCTGATAGGTTCAGGCGCAATGGCAGATCAGACAATGACCGATCTGTCACAAGCGGCAAAGATAATAATGGAACAGGTGAAGCTGTCGAGGACACTGGCGGCGGGCGCTAGTTATCATGCGGGAGTAGGGGGCATTGCGCCAGATGGCTCAGTAACATCTGCCCAGTTAAATACTGAGATGGTATCTGCTTATAATGACGCGATAGAGAATGTAAAAAGCACTACTTACTACAATACGTCGATGCTTCTTGAGGATCATTCAGACATAGCCTTAGATAATATGTCTACAGCAATTGATGCCTTGGTAGACGCTACAGCAACGTTTGCAACGGTATCTGCGGTAGCAGAGATAGCCTCAGAAGCAGACACTGTGCAAGAACAGTTAGAAGTACAGGAAGTTGTTAGTACTACAGATATGACTATATCAGAGGCTGACGTAGAAGAATATAACACCGCTCTGGCAGATGTAGAGTCGTATGCCCAAGAAGCAGCTGGGTTTCTCTCGGCATCTACTAATACTAGTCTTACGTCTACTTCTGACCAGTGGGCAGAAGAAAACAATGTATCTGTCGCTTCATATTCCTCTGTAACTTACGATGCGACTGCCGATATATTAGTTATGCGATTTTTTAGTCAAAATTCAGAAGACTATAGAGGCATTAGTTTTCATAATTTCTTATCTAAAAACTTTGTTACCGCAGAAGACATCTACAATACGGGCATAGCTTACGGTGGATGACTTAGAAATAAAAACGGGTGGCTACACATTTAAAGCCACTCACGTCATGTTCGCCATGCCCTTGATATCAGCTTTAGCTGGCGGCATTTATTACGGATACGATGTTGTAAACAGATTTATGGCGGTTGAAGGCAAGATGAAATCTGTTGTCGCAACCACCTCAAGAATACAGGCCTTAGAGCAAACTATTGGCGACAATGATGTTGCAAACTTATCGTCCCAACTCTCAGCTATCAGTACATCGATGGCTACAATTCTAGAACAACAAAGGACGCTTCTAGACCTACGATCCAAAGTAGAGAAGAGTTCTATCGTTACAGATGGTCTTGGGAATAAATTAGCAACCTATGAGATGGAAATCGAAGACCTTTGGAAAGCCTTTGATGAACTAGTTAAGAACCCCATTCGATAAGGTAACACTATGGCAAAAACAAAATCAGAAAAGATAGCCGCTGGTAAGAAGCGGCATGGATTTACGGCAGTTAATAAGCCGCGTCGAGGTGGTCCAAAGAAGTTTGAAGTCTTAGCTGTAGAAGGTGATAACGTTAAGTATATTACGTTTGGTGACCCTAATATGGAAATTCGAAAAGACAATCCTAAAGCCCGTAAATCATTTCGGGCCAGACACAAATGCGACACTGCAACAAGTAAATTAACGGCCCGCTATTGGTCATGTAAGAAGTGGTAATACTATGTCTTTATTAAAAAATATGAATGCCCGTAAGAAGGCAGGTAAAAGTCGTTCAAAAAGTAAAAGCACTATTAGTGATAAAACCTACAAAGACTTGAAAGCAGGTAAAATGGCTAAAGGTGGTTTGGCTAAGAAGGCCAAGCGGAAATGACCGATGAACGCCTCAGTAGAATTGAGGACAAACTGGATAAACTCTCAACCGCAGTAATAACGTTAGCCCGAATGGAGGAGCGTATGATTACTGTGTTTAAGCGTATGGATAATATCGACGACCAACAAAAGATGTTGTGGAGCCGTATTCAGAAACTGGATGAGATCACCTCTTCGAGAGGACACAAATTGCAATTCTTTGAGCGTATCTGGTGGATAGTATTCACTGCGTCTATCGGAGCTTGTTTTGTTTATATGAGGACTATGGGATGAAGCCTGAGAAAGAATACACAGACAAACAGAAGATTTTCTTGGACGCACTGACATCCGAAGAATGCAAAGGTAATATTAAGAAAGCTATGCAAGTTGCTGGCTACGCTGATAATACCTCAAGTACTGTAGTTGTGTCGGCTCTTAAAGAAGAGATCAATGAACGAGCGTCTATGGTGATGGCTATGAACAGCACTAAAGCCGCTTGGGGCATGGTAGATGTACTAGATGATCCGGGTGCTATGGGCGCTCGTAATTCTATATCTGCCGCCGCACAGATACTAGATCGAATTGGTCTGGTTAAAAAAGAACAAGTAGAAGTTAAAAACACAGGCGGTGCGATGTTTATATTGCCACCGAAAAGTGAAGATTGAGCATCTGGCTAAATAAGAACAGGCCAAATAGAACTGCTAAAATACCGTATGCCTATAAGGAATCTGAAGATGATCCTCTAGTGCTAGTAGCTGATCAAGAAAAAGCTACGATGGTAGAAGAAGCATTAGACTATTTGGAAGAGGGACACTCAACCCGTAAAACCGCTGAGTGGCTAACCTCTAAAACTGGTGACAAGATCACGCATCAGGGTCTGATATTTATATGGAAAGCACGTAGAGGGCCAGACAGTGACAATCCTTCCAAGCGTCTTAAACAGCTTGCTAAAGAGAACCGTAAGCGTAAGCCTAAGACAAAGGCTGAAAAGACATTAGCTAAGACTAAGCGTAAGCAGACGGATGCTAAACGTAGACTAACAATGGCTAAGAAAGCTCTTGAAGAGTTACAGCCTAAAGAACAACTAGATACTGCTAACTTAGATTTCTCAGTTATTGAGAGCGAGAAGCAAAAACAGGAAGTTATCTTTGCACCTAACGAGGGTCCACAGACAGAGTTCCTAGCAGCTAGTGAGCGTGAAGTACTATATGGCGGCGCGGCTGGAGGAGGTAAATCATTTGGATTGTTAGCTGACCCTATGAGGTACTTTAGTAACCCTAATTTTAACGGGTTAATACTGCGTCGAACTAATGATGAACTTAGAGAATTGATATGGAAAAGTCAAGAACTTTACCCTAGAGCATTCAAGGGAGCTAAGTGGGCTGAGAAGAAGTCACAGTGGACATTTCCTAGTGGAGCAAAGCTTTGGCTTACTTACTTAGATAGAGACCAAGACGTACTTCGTTACCAAGGTCAGTCCTTTAGTTATATAGCTGTAGACGAGCTAACTCAGTATCCCTCACAATTTTGCTGGGATTATTTACGTTCACGGCTCCGTACAACAGACCCTACGTTGCCGATCTTTATGAGAGCTACAACCAATCCGGGTGGTATTGGTATGGGATGGGTGAAGAGAACCTTCATTGACCCTGCGCCAGCTAACACAAAGTTTATAGCTAAAGACGTAGATAGTGGAGAAGACCTAGTATACCCAGAAGGCCATGCTAAGGCTGGAGAGCCATTATTCTACAGACGGTTTATACCAGCACGACTATCTGACAATCCTTACTTAATGGAAGGCGGTCAGTATGAAGCTAACTTGTTATCTCTACCAGAGATGCAAAGACGACAACTTTTAGAAGGTGATTGGAGCGTAACAGATGGAGCGGCTTTCCCTGAGTTTAGGCAGAAACATCATGTCATTGAGCCGTATGATATACCAACTGATTGGATGCGATTCAGGTCATGTGACTATGGTTACTCTAGCTTTAGTTCAGTTCACTGGTTCGCTGTTGATCCTAGTTACGACACCTTAATTTGTTACAGAGAACTATATGTAACGAAACATACAGGCCGTGATCTAGCCAGAGCTATTTTAGAAGCAGAAGGCTCCGAAAGAATACAGTACGGTGTGCTTGATAGTTCCTGTTGGCACAACAGAGGTCAACTAGGACCGTCAATAGCGGAAGAGATGATATCTCAAGGCTGTAGATGGAGACCAAGTGACAGAACTAATGGTGCAAGAATAGCAGGTAAGAACCGATTGCATGAGTTGCTTAAGGTAAATGAAGAGACAGAGCTTGCAGGTATACAGTTTTTTAATACATGCCGACAAGTAATAGCAGACTTACCACTGATACCGTCTGATCCTAAAGGCGGTGACGATATTGACGCTAGAACATCACAACAACGTCACACATATGACTCAATACGGTACGCGGCAATGTCTAGACCTAGAGCATTTAGCCCCTTTGATATGGGCAAAGGCGTTCCACAACAAGTCTGGCGACCTGCCGACACAACATTTGGATATTAAATATGGCATTAATGGATAAACCACTACCAGAAGACGTTACAGATACTGATATTGCAGTGCCTCTCGCAGAAGATGGTGACGTTGAAGAAGAAAACATCAACTATTCTGGGGCGGTGGCGTTTGTTAATGGTCAATATACCCGCTCTAAAGACGCACGATACGCTGACGAAGAGCGATGGTTGGACGCATACCGTAATTATCGTGGATTATACTCCTCAGAAGTACAATTTACCGAGACTGAGAAGTCAAAAGCGTTTATTAAAGTAACTAAGACGAAAGTTTTAGCAGCTTACGCACAAGTTGTAGACGTATTGTTTGCTGGATCAAAGTTTCCTATCGGTATTGAGTCACGACAGTTCCCAAATAACGTAGCTGGTGCAGTTTCTTACGACCCAAATGAGATTACTAAGGAAAAAGTACAAGAAAAGACTAATGTAGACTACGATGTACCTACATCTATAGCCCGTCCTGACATTGCTAAAGACTTAGGCGTGTTTAAAGACCGCTTAGAGCCAATTAAAGATGATCTAGAGCTAAAAGTAGGTACACTTCCGGGGTCTATTACCTTTGAACCAGCTAAACGTGCCGCTCAGAAGATGGAAAAGCTTATGCACGATCAGTTGGACGAGACTGATGCACCTAAGCACCTAAGATCAGTGGCATTTGAGTGTACGTTATTCGGTACGGGTGTATTTAAGGGTCCATTTGCTCAAGATAAAGAATATCCGCGTTGGGATACAGAGGGTAACTACGATCCGTTGTTCGAAACGATCCCTAAGATGGAATATGTGTCTATTTGGGATTTTTATCCTGATCCAGATGCTAGAAACATGAACGAAGCTGAGTTTTCTATACAAAGGCATCGTTTAAACCGTACACAGATGCGTTCTCTTAAGAAACGTCCTCACTTCCGCAAGGAAAGCATAGAGTTAGCTATTGAATACGGTGCAGACTACCAACGTGAGTACTGGGAGGACGCTTTAGAGGATGATTCAGTAGCATCTTCTATGGAACGCTACGAAGTATTGGAATATTGGGGTATTTTAGACGCAGAATTGGCTGAAGAGGCTGATATTGAGATACCTGAAGAGCTAGAGGATAAAGACGAATTACAGGTCAATATATGGGTATGTAACGGTCAAATCCTTCGTTTAGTGCTTAATCCGTTCACTCCTACACGTATTCCGTACCTAGCAGTGCCTTATGAGCTTAATCCTTACAGTTTCTTTGGTATTGGTGTAGCTGAGAATATGACAGACACCCAATTGCTTATGAATGGCTTTATGCGGATGGCTGTAGATAACGGAGCCTTATCTCCCCCTCCTTCTTTTA